GTTTCCCAGTCACGATCTAGGAGGCTAGAGCGTTCACTTCAGATGAGTCGGCAGACGCTTACTGGGAAGTCAACTATAAGACTGAAAATCGCCCAAATGCCCGTAAGAAAAACTGGGGTAAGAAAATTGTTTTCCGTGGGTTCCGGCGCGACGTTGAGCTGGCCGTTGATATGTATGCACGTATCATCGGTGCTCTGAATGGCCTCTTCGCTCAATACCTGAAGGATATTGGTCATGAAGGTCGCGTTCCAATGAGCCTGAATACCAACTTCAAATGTGGCGCTGTTTCCACCATCACTCGACTCCTCCGCGAATCGATTATTGAGCGCCAGAAACTTACTGTTTCCAACGGTACTGCTTTAGTTGTAGCCAAAAGTAACGCTGTGGCCGAATATTTCGGAAATGTAACGTACACGACAAAGAAAGCTAGAGCGTTCACTTCAGATGAGTCGGCAGACGCTTACTGGGAAGGGCAGAAGCGCGGGCACCAGGTAGAAACCCACCGTAAAATCCAGTGACCAGTTTACCAGAGTTGTAGCTGCGGCCGCGACTCTGGTTTATAATACCTATATCAACCAAAAGAGGAAGTAACATGGATATTCAGAAATTTGTACTTATGGGTCTGAAGCGAGAAGTAAACCAGCTGATCGAGCCAGACATGACTAATGCAATCGAAATCGGTTGCGGTAATAATCCTACACCGGGCGCTCGTGGCTACGATTTCCCTGAGTACGACTTCTCATACATGTCCCTGCCTGACGCTGATAATAGCGTGACGGCAATCTTCGCTTTCCACGTTCTGGAGCACTTGACTGGTCAGCAGGCGATCAACATGCTTCGCGAATTCCAGCGCGTCCTTGTTCCTGGCGGTACTGCTACCATTCTGGTGCCTTACTTCAAATCCCAGTTGGCTTTCCAGGACTTGGACCACAAGTCATTCTTCACTGAAGAAACGTGGAAAACTCTCTTCCGCAATCCGTACTACGGAAAGAACCGTGAAGAGCCGTGGAAACTTGACGTCCACTTCAATTTGATCGCCGGGGTAGTAGAGCGCAACCTGTCTCTGTTCACCCAGCTGGTTCGCACTGAATGACCTTCCGGTCAACTTATCGCTGGTGGTGCCCATCTTGTGGGCACCGCAACAAGTATTCGCTCCGCTGCGTTAAATGCGGAAAACCAAAACCTGTTAAGAAGGATTGAGAAATGGAAAAGAGAACTTTTGAAGGCACAAGCGTTGGCGCTCCTACTGCACCAGAGCCATCCTATCTGGAAAATCTGATCCACGAAGCAAGACAGATTCGCTCTTCAGCTGAATCGATCAACAGCCGTGTGTGGTCTCTACTTCGTGCCGTCAACGCCGGGGTTATTCCTCCAACTGGCTCTGCTTCTGAAGCGCAGCCGGAAGGTGGTAGCCTCCTGCCGCAGCTGGCATCAGTCCAGAAGAAAACTGGCCATATCCACGAGGATATTTGCGAGGCTCTGGATTTCCTGGAGCAGACTATGCGCAACACTGGCGCTAATGATGCGTAAAGGTTACTCTAAAGTTAGCGCTTTAGTCACTGAAGCGAAGGAAGTGGAAGTCAGCATGCAGACGATTCTGCACGAAGCATCGAAACATGATGTTCCGTCTGAAGTTCTTCGGGCTGCTTTCCACTCCTGGCTGAAGTCGCGCGGCGTTACTGGGGAAGACCGGATGGGGAAAGTTAACTGGGAATATTATGTTAACAATGGCAACCATTATTCCGGTTGGGAATCTTATAATGATAAGCCAGTGACCGATGAAGACAGGATCATCTACAAACGGTTCACTGACCTTTTCGATGCAATCAAACCTCGTTAATCAAAGAAGCCTTTAGGTGCTCTGACTGGTTTCTTCGCTGCCATAATAATAGCATCCGCGACGTTTGGTGATTTGATGCCACGGTCGCGGAGCTTTTCCTTTTTCTCTGCCATGAACTTGCCACGCCCGGAAATGTCCTTGTGAACGCAACTCAATTCCTTTTTCAACTGCTTGATCATCGCTGGTGGAATCCTGGAGGAGTCGATGGAGATCAATTCTTCAATCGGGTGCATTACCCCAAGAACTATTCGTTCATATGTCTTGCGGAACTTCTCGCTAACATCATACCATGCCTGGGCTTTGACGTTTTCGAAGTGCTCCTTGTTCAGAATCTTGGTGTGAGGCAGAACCATGAAGACGTCATCCGGGCGCTCTACTGCTCCACCAGCGTTGAATGCATCGTAGTCGATTTTGATCTTGTTTTCTGCGTTTAGTTCACTAAACTTCGAGCCAGCAGAAGCGCCGACCCCGATGGAGTCATAAGTTATCGTTGCGTTGTTCTGGTGAGCCCAGTTCCAAACTTTTGTCGCGCTCTTTAATAATTCGTCTTCCAGCCCTTCCCAGTCCTCAACGTGGACCAGAATGTTTCCTTCCATACCTGCGAGCGCACAAAGGTCTTCTCCGTCATCCGCGATATCGAAGCCAGCGCGACGTTGACCGGAGTGATCCCAACCTTCTATCTTCGTATGGGCATCGATTGCTGCCTCAATGTACTTGAGGTTGATGATGGACTTATCGCCGCCAGTTTTAGGTTTCCCGCCATAGACGTGATCTGCCTTTTCAGGGTCAGTCTTGTACATATTTTCGATGATATTGATCATCGTTTCGGACAGCCATGGGTTTTCGTCCCAGTTGATATGGCGAACAATTGTGTTCGGCTCGTCTTCCGTAACGAATTTGTCATATACGAAATCCAGGATTTCATCCGGGTTGAAGATGAACCAGACTTCTGAGTTCTCTTTACGGATTGTTGGCTCCAGGATGTCCCAGTGCTCTTCGGTGATATAGTTGGACTCTTCCAGCCAGAGTATATCAACCCCTTCTGTTGACTTGATTTCCATCAAGTTCTTTTCGATGCCGTAGAAAAGAAACTCTGACCCGGTACGCTTGTTCACCATCCCGTTGACGTAAATCTTCCAATCCTTCGTGAATGGTGAGTTCAGAATCTTATCTTTCACCAGAGTGTAGACGGATTCAGAGATACGCGCCTGGAATCGACGGGCACACATGACCTTCAGCGTGAAGTTGGATGTAAGATATACAGCCACACCTGCGGCATCATGCGACTTCGATGATGCTCGACCGCCAAAGAGCACTTTGTTACGGGCTTGTGTCTTCCAGAACGATTCCAGAACCGGGTTCAGCTGGTAATGTTCGGTTTCTCCAAGTTTTATCTGCTCGTCTTTGAGCTTCTGCCGTATTGAGGCGAAGAATTCCGGGTTGTATGCTGTCATTATTAGTGTCCAAAGGCATCCGATACGCCGGACTATACCCGATATGACGCCGCGAAGGAAAATTTTTGTGTTCGATTCAAAAATAATTAACAAAATATCATAAAAAGTGGAAGAAAAATGTAGACAGCATGAGTGAGTTGACGTATAATCATTTGCATAGGGAGACGGAAAGGCCGGAACCCAAATCTGAAACTAAAGAGGCAATATTATGAACACTATCTCCAAAATCGCGACCGCTACCACTGCTGAACTGGTAAACTTCTTCAATGCTAACTGCGAAAAAGTTGGTAAAGCACCTGTTAAACGCTTCGCTGACCGCAAGACTGCTGAAAAGCGCGTTGCTGCTCTGATGGCTGAGCTGCCAGTAGAAGCAAAAGCTACTCGCACCGCTGCTGAAGGCATCCGAGAATCCTGGAAAAACCCAGAAGTAGCAGCTAAACGTATGACCCGTAACGGTTGCACCGTAAACGGTGCTGAGTTCCCATCTGTGTGGGCTGCTTTCCAGGCGCTGAACCTGGGTAACGCTAACGCAGCAATCAAATTCCGTATGGCTCTGAAGAAAGAAGGTAAGAAAGAGCTGAACGGCCTGAACTTCTCCCTGATCTAATCCCTAGCGCCCGGTGAGAGCCGGGCAATTCTACCCAAAGTAAGGATATTGTATGTCTAAAATTATCGTTCGTGGCGATGTAGTGATCAACGTCTATGTGAATTCCCCTGAACAGGTGGGTGAAGTCACAGAATCTGCCAAAAGCATCGCTGAAATCCTGAAAGGTGGCATTGTGACTGAGATGCCTAAAGAGATCAGCGATCAAATTCGTGAGCTGGTTAAGAATGCTGAAGGTGATGATGGGTTCGCAGCCTTTCTGAAGGCCGCGAAACGTACCGTTGAAGGCGAATGCAGCTGCAATGGCTGTCAGATGCGTCGCAGAATCGAAGCAATGGGCATGTTCACTGACGGTGAGAAGACCTTTGAAAACCTGCCAATGGGCCTGGACGAGTACGGATTCATCAATGAAGGCATGGACCGTGAAGATTTGATTGGTATTATCAACTCATACGCTGATACGATCGAAAATGATGGCCAAATCGAAGTTGGCGCAGGCAAATTCCTGAAGCCTGTCGTGCCTCTGAGCGCAGTAACCCACTAAAATCGTCGCCCGGATGAAAGTCCGGGCTTTTCACCAGAGGTGAGACACGAGTGATCGTCTACTTTTACATCATGAGCGTCTTCGCGGCGCTCGTTCTCCTCGTTGATGCTGTGATTTGGGAGACTCGAAAGCGTCTAGGCCAATTCGATGAGCCGAAATTCTCCAAAGGTGAGCTGTCAGATGCTGTAACAGCACTCCTGTTCAGCGGTAAAAGCAAAAGGTTGATCTGTAAACAATACGGAATCAACTATTCAGAAATCAGAGACTGGGTAAAAGGAGTCAAGTGATGCGTCGCGCCGTGCTAATGATGACTGTCAGCAATTTTGGGAAGGGCTATGGGAAAGTCACCTGTCGTCTTGGGAAGAGTACGTACAGCTTTGACTGGGATTCTTCTGTGTGCCAGACCAACAATGAGATGGATCACATCCGTGAGATAGCTCTCATGGTCCAAAATACCGTTCAGCAGAACCTTCCAGCTGGTAATATCGCTGAAGTTGATCTTGAAGAGCTGGTTTTGCCGATGGAATACGACTTCCCAATCAAAACTTACGCATTTTTATTTATGATTCACAAGGGTAAGCAGTAGACTTCCAGCCACGGACTGCTGATGGGTGACGAAGTCTTGAGTGCTATCTCTCCATTTGACATATTATGCCAGATTGGGAAACCATTATGGCCGGGTGGTAGAATCTCAAGAATCGCTTGAATGTAAAGGAAGCTGAATAAATCGCCACTTTCATCGAATTATTGCTAGTCACCCTCAAATAACTGGCGTATAATGGTTGTCATAGGAGGAGCGCGGTGTTCCTCCCAAATCCTAAAAGGTGAATATCATGACTGACCGTTTACAGATTTCCAAACTCAAAGTTGTTAAATCCCGCTCTTTCGAAACCCTGTGCTTCACCGCTGAGCTGTCCTTCGATGGCAAAGTGATCGCTACTGTTGAAAACCAAGGTACTGGCGGCCCAAACTTCTGCCGTGCTAAACCTGGCTGTGTCGAACTTCTCCGTGTTGCTGAAGCATATGCAAAATCTCTTCCTGCTGATAAATCTGACTTAGGCGACCTGCCTATGGATTTGGATTTTGCTATCAGCCTGATCGTGGAAGAGCAGAACCGCAAGGCTGATCTGAAGAAGGAATTCCAAAAGGTCGCGAAGAAATGTGGCTTCATTCGTAACGGTCAAATCTTCACTTTCCCTATCAAAGTTGAGTTGAAAGATTCTCCTGAACGCCGCGAACTGTTCGCCCGTATCCACAGCCAGCACCCTGGTATCCAGATTCTCGCTGAAATGGAAGAGTCAGTTGCCTTCGAAAAATTTTGCGAAATTATGAAATAAATGTAGACTCGCCAGAATAATGGAGTATAATGGTTGACATAGGGGAGAGAAAACTTCTCTCCCAAAACTGAAGATGATTCGAAATGAACACAGTAACTACTTCCCGCCGTGGCAATATCATCGATGTTATGGTGAACGGTCGCTTCAAAGGCACTGTAACCTATGTTGAAGGC